TGACTCCCCAACTTGCATCGTATCCGATGTCTTTGAGTGCCTGTTCATATATTTGTAATTCTTCTAAGTCTTTTACATTTGTCATTATTACGCCACTTTCAAGCGTAGCATTGATACCGCGAGTTGACAGTTTTTCAACTGCCAACTCTTTCATGGTTTTCTCTTTAACATAAGCCTGAGGTACTTCGTACTGCACATCGGCAATTTTCTTCTTTTTTGCCATTATGCTACCCCAAGAATCTTAGCCGCCTCTTCAAGTTGATCTATTGTAAAGGCGTCCTTATCCTTAAAGTTACTGAGACCAATGCTCTTTAAGAATTCCTTAATTGACGCCTTGGTTTCGGTGTCCATACTAAGTGCGGCATTTCTAATCTTGTCAAAGAGTTCATCGAATCTCTCTGCGTTGTCTACTGCTGCCTTCTTATTTTCGGAATACTTCTTCTCGGCATCAGCCTTCTTCTTAGAAATTTCCTTCTGCTCCTTAGCAGCCTGAGCCACAGAAGAACCCTTGCTAGTAATCTCTGCTTCAATAGCGTCCTTAATAGCATCTACAAGTTCCTGTCCATTGAGGCTGATTTCGTCAGTGATATGTGCGAAGCGACTCTTAGAATCAATAGCATAACTGTCGTCTCTAAAAGTAATGACACGAGCCTCGGCTCCAACCTTACCTACCTCAATCTTTTCCTTCTTACCGCGATCACCAATCTTTTCCTTCTCTACCTTGTTGATGATCTCTCTCTTAATGTATGCTACACCAAGAATATCGAGTTTATTCTTAATGGAATTAAAGGAACGCATAGACATATCGGTAGTAAGTTGTGTATATGTCTCGCCTGATACAGGATCGGTAATATCCTTCTGCTTAATATGACCGATGACGACAAATGATACACCTACCTTCTTAAGTTCCCAAAGGGTATCAATGATAAGTGCGTCAGCCATATCACTTCCAGCGGAGAATCCACCATATACAGCCTTAATAGAGTTCTTTTTATTGTCAGGATTCTCTCTGTTATACCTACGGACAATTTCAGCATCTGCAATTTCTTTAAGTTGGTCGAAAGTGTCAACAACTACCACCTTAAGATTGGGATACTCGGTTGTCTTATTTTCAATGATATCTTCAATGAGTTCTGCAAATCCTACCTCATTGTTGAGTTCATTGTAATCTCCGTGCCACGAAGGACAATTAATGTAGTTGATATCCTGAATGGCATCAACACCACACTCCTTGCCACACTCAGCAAAAAGATATCCTCCATCCTCAGGAGCAAGAATCTCACAATATTCCTTTATAACCGTAGTCTTGCCGACACCAGCAAGACCAATAATTCCTAAATTGTAATCAAGTGGATTAACTGAAATCTTATTTTTCTTCCCAAAAGCCATTATGCTATTCCCCCCTATTAACTAAACAAATCTTCGTCATCAATATCTATGTCGTCCTTGTCGTTGTTCTTTGAGGTAGGCTTATTCATAATCTCTCCCTCATCCTCTTCCTTAGCGGGAACATAAATATTTTTTTCAAATTCATCAAGAGTATCCTCAATGGTTACGCAACCATCTGCATAATCTCCTCTAAGGTCAAAATCAGTAAGTTTATACTCAACTATCTTATCACCATAAATCTTTCCCTTGGGTCTAAAATCATCAAGTGTTTTAAGTCCAAGTTCAATAGCAGTCTTCTGATTCTCAGTGAGTTCTGACTCGTCAAAAGCGATCTCCTCTGCACCATTGATATAAGAAATGACCACGGGAATCTTATACACATTCTTAGCCTTGAGATTATTCTTAATTGCACCATCCTCAAGTTTAAGACCGATCTGTGAAATTCTATAATTTGCGAGATTAACATGTCTTTCGTTGTCAAAATCAACCTTGCTACAGTCGAATATAAGTTGGCGACTAACATACTTATTTGCCTTTTCGCTAGGAACATACTCTTCTGTATAACCATTAATAATAATCTTACGATCTTTCTTCCAGTCGGCGGTATCAATACTATCCTTGGTAAAGAAGAAATCTCCCGTAATATTAAGACCATTCTTCTTGTCGTCAGTAGCGGCATAAATACCATCAATTACAAAGCGATCCTTTGCGTTGCCCTGATAGAAATTCTTCTTTACCTGACCAGTTACAGTCACCTTCTTCTTATTAAGTTCATAAACATGTTCCTTAATGAAGTTGGCAATATCGAGGTCGGCAATAAATTCCTTTCTTCCGTCTTCTGTGAAGTTCATAACCTTCTTAGAACGAACCGTCTTAAGCACTCCTTCCGAATCACGGTCATCCCAGTCGATCTCAATTTTGTTACCATCGACATCGACAGTCTTGATAGTGTCCTGTTTCATTCCGAAACATTCCACGTATCCCCTGTTGTTGTTTGCTGAAGCCACGGAGAACGTTATACTTGTATAAGGTTCCTTTGACTCCTTGGTGATTCCACTGCGGTCAAAATACCCCTTCTTGGAATCATCTGTTTCTGCATAAGCATTTCCTGTAAAATTAAATCTCATACTTTTCGTCCTTTCTATAAAAAAGTTAATAGATTGCGCCCATCTGAGCGACTATAATAAATATATCACAACATTCTTAATTTGTCAAGAACACAAAAAGAGAATGTTGGCGGATACATAATACACAATACCACATATTCAATTAAAAGTCAAGTGAGAATGTCCGAATGTGAACGATAAATAATTTTATTTTTTATAATTATTCCGATTTGTATTTTTTATATATGAAACATACTATATATTGTATTATAATATATAATATATTTTTTTATTTTATTTTTTCACGGCACCAGTATACCATATTTAAAACCAAAATGCAATACCCAAGTTTTAGTTTAAATATTTAAAGTGAGACTTTAAATATTTTTGGGCATAAAAAAAAATAAGGAGGGTGGTTAGCCCTCCTTATTACCTTTGTATTCATTTATAACATCATTGCCATGAGATTCAATTAGTTCATTAATTACCTCGGCAATTGTTGTCCCCAGCCTACTACACATACGCATAAGTTCAGCGGCGTCTTCGTCATATACTTCGATTCTGGTCATAGTAATCTCCTTTCGTTTTTTATCCTTTATGTTTAATCCCAAGACATGCTGCCGAATGGACATCTTTCACATGGATCTTCAGTGTCTCCAAAGACTACAAACTCTTTAAACTTTCCATCAGGAAAATCTATTATATCTTCTCGACCATCCCAGAAGTCTATATAGAAATCTTCATCAACCTGAATGTTTCCGCCCTCTGTGATATTGTAGTCAATTCCCAATTCATCAAAAAGTTTACAGAACTTATCCCTGTCCGTCATTGCCCATCTCCCTCTTGATCCATCGCTCAACGTGCTTAGCAGCCGTATAATCCAGTGGATAGAATCCGCTCATAAAATACAGCCACTCTGCATTATCAATGTTTCTGCGCCATTTCTTAGCCTGTCTTTTATTCATATGCTTAGGTCTTCTCATATTATATCGTCTCCTATTTTTTATTAGTTATTGTCAAGGTTTTTCATTAATTGCCTCTTTAAACATCTTGTCCCATCTTTCATCGTACTCGTCTGCTTTAAATTCAAAGTTTTCATATTTACGAATGGGAAGACTGTCAACGTTAAATTTAGCCGTCTGCGTTACGATTGAATATCTATTTTCGAATACGAGACGCATAAGTTCTTTATTCTCCTGATGAATTACTTTCAATGCTTTTAAAATTTGAAAAAACTTATCTGTTGTATCCATTATCTCGCGTTAACCTCTCTTTCCGACCACACCTTCGCTCCGCAATGTACACAATAAGTATATGGCTGATCTTCGTTACCATCTAATAAACCACCACAATTAGGACAACTAGTATGATGTATGTATACGATTCTTGGATAAATATTACAATCAATTATATCATTGCAAGTTGTTACCGTCGTGCTGTAGTCAACGGTGGGCACATATTTTATCCCGTAGGTATTAATTCTATCTGAAAACTCATTGTGCAAACGCACCGCTTCGTCATAATCTATTGTCCACTCGTCAATTTTTAAATCATTAACATTAAAACAAGCCATATCTTTTTCCTCTTTTTAAAAGCCACTAGGCTCTGAATGTAATTTACCACACTCTGTACAACAATACATCTTTTTATTATTGATAATAACTGGGCGGCGAATAAAACAGGGGCACGAAGGAGTTTTACTCTTCCACACATTATAAACAATAGTTTCCGCATTAAAATTGCTTAGGATAGCAGTAAGCATATCTCCATATTTTTCTATAGTAGTATTTAAATCTTCTGGAAAATCAAAATCCCATTCTTCAAGTTTTTTCCCGCTTATAGTATTTATTATTTCTAGAATGGTGTCCTTCATATCTTCAAGCCCAAGATTATATGCTTTTTTATCTTTTGGTTCTATTATACTTTTATCCGAATTGATTAAGTCAATGACTGTTTTAAGTGCGCGTGCGTTTTTATTTATAGCAGTCATAATCTGCATCAAATCGTAATCTTCACTATAGCCTTTTATTTCCACTACGTCATTTGATAACTTCATAAATTTCTCCCATATTTAATATAGTTTCCGTTTTTAAATTCCAGAATAATTTTATTTGTCTCTTTGTGCTCAGGATATCTTTCTACAAAATCATCACACACTGTTGCGTCTTCTGGAAAGCAATTGTACGCCATACAAACATCCTTAAATTCTGGATGTTTAGAACACTTTCCCGATGGAGCCTCCCATCCACTCGTACGAAAGAATTTGCAATCACCACACTCTTTACTTTTATCTTCCTTATTTTTAACAAACTCTAATGTAACTTCGGGCTCACGTTCCATATATGCACCACAATGTGGACAATAAAACGCTACATTGGTACAGTCAGTCGCATCAGATATACAATAAATATCGTGTAGTTCAGCGCTGCACACCGAACATGTTTCGTTCATGCCGTCCTTCCAGTATCCCTTCTTTATTCCAGATGGTACACTGTTTATAGCCTTCATTAATTCGTCCCAATTATCAGCAGAAAGCCAAAAACAAGTATTGGCTATCGCGTTTATTACTGCCTGTCTATTGATCAAGTCCTTATTCATTAAGCGTACCTCCTCACATTGGCATCCAAATACCCGAAGAACTTTTAATAATATTTGTTGATAATGGAGCCTCTTCAGAATCAATGGAATATTCTTTTGATGTATATTTAATAGTATACTTAGGTTTTTCGTCCTTCTCATTAGGAAGATCGTCACGTTCATCAGACATACACATATTCATCGCTCCTTAAATTTTAAGATCAACATTAATCTTTGGCACAACGTGTCCAGTCCCCGTCATGCATGTGCCAGTCCATATCGTATCTACATTATAATTTATAAAATCATTAGAAATATATTTGCGTCGTCCATTATAAACATTATTACCCTCAAAATATAACCCTATAAGAGTATTATCATTTATGTGTTTAATTATTTTCTTTAATTTCATTCTTCTCCTTACCAAGATATTTAGCATAAAATTCTAAAAAATCTTCTTTCTCCTTGAGGTAATAGTCAAGATATTCGTCTGTCAAATGTTTAAACTTAATAAAATTATATACCAATGCTAGGTCTGCCGCACTCTGAACTACTTCGTTCCAAAGATCATCGGCTGTTTGCTTATAATCAACCTCTTTCATTATTATTCCACTTCCTTATTTAATTCTGATTTTAATTTTCTTCGCCTATCCCTTCTACCCTTTTTCTTCCACCAACTCCATCCCTGAGGATGATTGTGGGGAGAATCGGTAAAAGCCTTTTTAAAATGATCAATAAATGAATATTTTTTAGTTGACTTCATTAAATTCTCTTTATCTGCGCATCATTAACATATAATTCAAGATCGCCACCCAGTTCTACAATGGTCATGCCATAATGCAGCGAGCCATCGTCAAATTTAATATAAGGCTGGGGACTGCATTCAGTAACCAAATAACGAGATTCACCATCGCCATATTTTACGGTCTTGCCAAGCCAAGGATTAAGTTTAAGAAATCTTTTACGATCTTCTTCGCTAATTTTATGCTCTTGTTCTCTTACATATATTTTTATACGACCATTCTCCTTGTCTATAAAAATACTTTCCCCGTCTTCATCCTTATCAAGATACATATTTGTAATCCACCAAGGCACGTCCATAACACTCCCAGCGTATATTTCCTCACTCTCACCATAATGTGGGGAACTTTCAATATACATATCCGTCTGAGAGATTTGCACATCACATGCCCAATCTATATATTCAATAATATCCTTAAGTTTCATATATTCACTTCCTCCGACGTAGTATTATTATATCTTATAAATTGTTATTTGTCAATACTGTCTCCTCATATCTACACCACAGTTGGGGCAAAAGTTATGGCTACCATAATTACGCTTATGGCATTTAGTACACTCACATATTTTCAAACCATTAACTGAACTATTACCACAATATATCCACCCCCCTGTTTCCCGTTCAGGAACAGCATAAACTGAAATATTTTCTAATCCTCTGTATACATCCCATAAAGCCGTCATATATTCGGGGTCTGCTCCGTTCTCCTCGTCCCCAAAGTCGTTATCGAGCAATACCTTCATTACATCATCAGCCTTATAATACTTTGTTCCCTTTACATCATCAAGAAGTGCACCGTTATAGATCGCCTCGTGAATACTAGGGGATTTTCCAACAACACCGCAACTTTTAGATGCTTTTACTCCATCACATATAGACTTATATTTCCATTCAGGAATATCAATTATCAGTTTCATTCTTATCCTCCTCGGCTACTCCTCAAATACAGCCCTTTCAAACTCGGCTATCCAAGGTAAAGGAACATAATGTTCATTGGAGAATTTGATTTTAGGAGCGTATACCCCTTCATCATCATTTGTATGAAAAGAAACAGTGAGATCAAAATCCGTCATACCATCAAAATCCCCAGCGATCTTTTCGGCATTGTCGATTAAATATCTTCCGATAGCCTCAATGCCAATTCTAACATTTTTCTTTGAGCATCCAGTCATAAATTAATCCTCCTCCTCTTTTTCAGAAATATCTGTAAGAACTACTGGGGTGCTATTTTTGATGGCATTTATAATTGAGTACTGTAACATTCTATCTTCTTTGCCACCAATTAAAAATCGAATATTCTTAATCTTTTTTATATCCTCTTCTGGTATATCAACAATCATTTTCATATTTTTACCTCTTTCCCATAATGAACATCTGAGAAAAATCATTTGCCTGTTTTATCAAGGAGTCAATATCCCACTTCCTAATCTCATCAAGGTCAAGGACTAATGGCTCACCTTCCCGTTTCTCTTTCTTGGGCACAAGTATTGGTGATTGGTCGTCCGATTCATGTGCTTCAACTTCACAAGGGTCAATACAAGTGAAATAATCATCACTCAATTGTTCCGCGTATTTACGCCTTGCATCTGCTAATGAAGATGCCTCTATGCGATTACTAATAGTCACTTGAACATCATATATCATTCTTTGCCTCCTCTCCAATAATCCCATACATCGACTTTTCACCTCTCACATCTGCTGTATGCTTATCAATGATTTCAAAAATATCGTCTTTCCATAGTTTATCTGAACTACAGCGATCTATATCCGCCTTAATATTTTTGATAACTGAATCAAAGGAAGTACTATTGACTATCGCTTTTACAAAGAAAGATGGAAATATAAGCGAGCCATTATCTGACAATGTGGTTTTATATACTTCTTCGTGAATATCAATTATTAGTCTCACTTTTCACTCCCTTCATCTATGTTTAAACTCCTATTATATTTTTTGTATCCCACGTTGCTATTTCTTTTGCAATCTTTTCAAATTCTTCCTGAGTAACATTATCAAAAATATGGCATATATCTCTATCGGAAACAGATATACCCAACTTGGTTAAAGTTTCCTCTTGGATAACTCGATAACGTACTCCCTCGATATAGACATAATAGCACTCTTTTAATACTTTCTCTATTGCTTCGTACCAACCTCTATTATATTCGTTTGTTCTTTCAGTATATGGAACACCATTTATGATTAGACGATCAGTGTTGGCAAATTCCGCACCATTTATTCCATCATATTCAATACAATATTTATGATCCATTTATTTACTCCTCTCTCATGTCCGCACCGCAATGCTCACAGAATAAAAGTTTTCCCACTTCTTGATACGCTTTAATCGTTGTATAATCCATTTTTATTTTATGACCGCATCTTGAGCAAAAATAATCTGTATTATTTGAATCAAGTATGGTAGAATCAGTTACCCATCTACCTTTATCATCAACTTCCAGATTAAGTGGCTCTATTACATTTGGCTTTCCCATTCCTATGTGTTTCCCGTATAATTCAATAAACTCCCATAGTTGAATTCTTATTTTACCATCTTTGTCAACGACTAACTCCCTTGGTTGAATGTGTATTTTTCCTAGCAATTCATTAATCTCGTCAAGTTGATGATGGTATATGTCCTTTCCAAGGTCTGTTAATTTTACTTTAACAAAATCGTTTAGATTTATATTCATTTCTTATTCCCTCATATCAGCGCCGCAATTGGGACAAAAATTTGATGGCGTATCCAACATATCAGCCTCACTATCAATCCACCCACAAAAAGGACATATAAGTTCATTCCAATCGTTTTTTGTCCATCTCCCCTTTCTGCATTCATAGGAATCTTGCTCCAATGCCTCGATTATTCTTTCCGCTTCTTCCCTTGCTTCTTTCGACTTTGCAAAATTCATCTGGAAATAAAATACGATATCTATTGCTTTATTTATTGCCTCTTCTCTAGTCACTCTTCATTCCTCCTTTTCGGGAACGGTGCATTCTTTAATAACTTTTAAAACCCTTTCATACATAGCGGTATCCACGACACAACCACCATCACAACCTCTGTCGTTTGCCATAGAGTTAGTACACATAGCACACCTAATTCCTTCGTCAAGTCCTTGTGCATAAAGGGTTATGTAATCTGTTCTCTTTTCGTGTTTCACTTATTCCTCACTTTCCTGTGACTCATACATCCGAATCACTAAATCTAAATCTTTTTTTACATCTTGGACATATACATTTGACATCCCATTCATGACCAGAATATTCGCCGTCAAAGAACGAATGATAGTTTTCTACTTTGATGTATTTGCTGTCGCTACCAGATTGATAATCTTCATACTCTTCATATATATCTCTACCACATTTTGGGCAATTGGTATCGATCATTCCTTATTCCTCACTTTCTGTTACGGGTTCAAGTGGGCAACTCACAGAATTATAACCTAATGGACATTTTATCTTTGTCACTGCGGACTGATATGTATCAACATAATACTCTTGATGTATGGGACATTTGTTACAATATCCACATGTATAATCTTCTGGTGCGTTTAATACTGCATTTAATCTAACTTTCATTCCTTATCCCTCACTTTCTTGTAGCGATGCAAAGTCATATGCATTGATAATATCAGCGTGAATAATATCTGCGTGAAGTCCTCGCAATGCCTTTTGTCCTTCTGTCTCGCCTTTGAAATATATTTTGTGACCGCTTAATAACTCTATGCTTAGATTTATTCTATTGGCTTTTTTGATTATTGTTGACCACTTCGACAAAAAGGCTTTCCATTCACAAACCGCCCTATTAATAGTTGGCGACATAACAACAATAGTCTTTTTCATACTTCCCTACTTTCTATCTTATAGGGTTCAGGTAAAGGTCGCCAAGCAAGAACATTTTGAGGCTCAATATAACAACCGTCTGCACCGTGACAATAGAAATACGGCTCTGTTTCCGCTCTGAAACCAACTTCTACATCAAGACTTCTCAAAGACAATAGAACATATTGATGAATTTCGGGCAACCTTTCGGAAACAGGAATCCAATCAGTCTGTTCAAGTAAATCAAGCACAAGTCTATGTTCCCCATATGTACCACTATCGGGAACGTTTTTAAACTTTTTGCACGTCGCTTCGCAATGCCATCTTAGTGATTCTCGATCCATAATGTAACCTCTCATTCTTTATCTTCACTTTTTGCTTTATAGGGTTCGGGTAAAGGTTGCCACGCTACCACATGAAGATGATCCCACCAACACGCATCTCCACAATTGACAAAACAAGCGGTTCGTACTTGCTCTTCATCATCTGTTATCAAATACTTTTCTACCTTTTTGTATATGTCGGGATTCCTCTCTGTTACGGGTATCCATTCCCCTTTAGGTCTATCCTTTAATGCGGATATAGCCATATCAAAGACTTCGGAATAACACTCCCGCTCTGCCTTGCTCATTTCCCACCATAAGAAATTATCTCTATCGCTTAACACTGCTATTGCTTCTTCTCTTGTCATTCGCTCACCTCTCTCATATCTGCTCCGCATTTACTGCAAAAAGCGTGAAAATCTCTTCTGTCTCTTTCGGTTTCGGAATAAATAGTCAGACCACATTTCGAGCATTTCCACCAAATAAAATCACGTTCCCCCTGCTCTTTATTTGATGGTTGAACGATCCACTCTCCTTTGTTCTCTTTGAGTGCCGTGCGTTCCCACCTACGCATATACTTGATTATTTCGGCTTCTTTGACTATCAAAAAACGTTTCCAAAGTTTTATAGGGTTTCTATCCGTACACGAAAAATTCGGAGAATCAATCAAAAAAGTAAAGCCGTACGTCTTATTCAATGCAAAGTAGAAATTAACGCTTAAGTCTGTTACATCCTCTCCCTCAATCTTTAAAGGGATAGGGGAAGTTGCGGAAAACAGTTTTATCTTTTTCATTCTTTCTCTCCTTCGGGTAAATCCCAGCTCATACAAGGATCACATAGAACACAACTCAAATCTCTCTCACAATTATAAAAAGGACACTCTACACAGTTAATTCGTTCTCTCTCGCAATACTCCTTTATTGCCCTTGCACATTCCATAATGTCTGCGGAAGGGGCTGACTTCACATAATTGCTTGGATAATTTGATGTGTCTAAAGGTTGTTTCAATAGCCACTCTCTGCTGATTAAATCACTATTCATTCGTTCCCTCACTTTCCTTGCCTATATTGTCAAGAATCGCTATTGCTTTATCGAAACCTATTACAATTCCGTAATCTATAGGATCATCCGCCTCGAAACTTCCAACGTGAAACCTCTTCTTTTTTTTCATTTCTGTTATTACATCATCAAGCGGAGTGCCGTTCTGAACCGCCTTGCATATCATGTGTGCGTCCATATTTGTCAGATACCCTTTTTTGTTCTCATAAAGTTCTTTTGGTATCTCTATAATGAGTTTTACTGTATCGTCTATAGACGATTCTGGTTCGTCAACAATTTCGAAAGTATATTCGGGATTAACGGGGGCGCATACGCAACTAACTTCTACTAGTTTCATCTTAACAACCTGACCGTCATCCCTTTCTACACAGTTATAACGCCCACCGCAACCCATAGTATGAGTGGTTGCTAGCATTTCAATCGCGTCAGGATCAGTAATTTCTCCAGTGAATATTAATCCCCCGTCTGCTCTTACGACTTCGGCATATCCAATTACTTTTCTAGAATGGAAGTCAGAAAGAAACGGAACTTTCTTAGGGATATCAATTTCACAATCACTGAATATAGTTTCACTAAGAAAATTCTCCGCTCCAAATTTAAGTAACGTTCCTCTTACCTTCATTTATTTACCACCTTTCCACCATTCATCAAAAGATTCCGCACAATCCTTGCATAAAGTGCTGGGTTCATAACGACCACGATCAGTGTTCCATATTGTAAGTAAATTTCTGCTTTTAAATCTTTTTATTAACAAATCAAATTTGGAGTGGTGAAAACTATCCGTTTCTTTTCCGCATCTGTCGCAGTAATACTTTTCGACAACTTTAACCATTTACTTATCCTCCTCTGTTTTGTAAGGCGATATCTCATTTTCCTCCAATAATTCAGGCAGTTTATCTAATTCTACTTCTGTGATATCAAATTGACTATCAAAATAAATTGCTTGCTTTACGGCGCGAGCACACCAATCTTCTGCGGCTTCTTTTGAGAGGGTGCATCCGACTATATCAGTAACCCACTCTTGTTCATAAGGGTCTCCCACTTCAAATCCACGAATTATTATATATACTTTCATCGATGTTCCTCCTGTTTTATATCAAGTCAAAGAGTCCTTGATTTCTTTAATTCTGTTTTCAAGCATTGCGATCTCTTCCAACTTCTCCTCACGGCTTTTCATTTCTTGGTACGCACGACAATTTTTGAGGGCTTCGGATATCCAAGAGTTGTCTGGACGATAAAATAATTCCATGGGGATTGATATGCTGCTAATTATATGAGTAAAAACAAGATTGTCGTTGTAAACATATACATCGACAAAATCAATAGAATCTAGAAAAATTCTAATTGTTGTATGTGATACTTCTATTCCCAGAAATTCACATATACTGGATTCATCATATTCAAATATATATTTAAATTTTTCGTTATACGAATCAATAATAGACTGAAGTAAATGCTCTGCCAAACTGATTACATGCTTCTTATATTCCATATTTTCAGCACGCAAATCGCTAATTGATTCTTCAAACTCGTCTATCTTATTATCTATTTCTTTTGATGATATAATAAATTTCTGAATCACATCGCTCTCCATTAAAAGAATCCTCCCCACTTAAGAAGTGCCACCTGAATAATGATTGAAACAGTAGTAGCAATCCAATTTATTTTCTGAGATTTACCATCATTATAAAGTGCCGATACAAAACCTATTGTAAGTAAAACAATCATAATTACCTGAGGTGCGCCATAATTCATATATTAATCCTCCTTATTCCAGTGTCGCCATAAACCACATACCAATCAAAAATCCTATCATAATTCCCGCTATAAATACTATGATCATGTCTATTTCTTTAACCTCTCAATTATTTCATCACCTTGATATATTGGTCTCCACTCTCCCTTTTCTCTTTCGGGAGCGGCGGTTAAATTTTTGATTAGATAATCCATATAACTATCTTTGATGAACTGTATTACTTCTTCGTCTGTCATTTTTTATCTCCCATATACTTGTCAATAATAGATATAACTTTGCTCTGCTCACACAAGTCATCACATTCTATACATAACGTTGTGTGATCCACCAATTCGTAAGTCTCAAGATCGGCTATCTCTGCCTTTATCTTTTTAAGCGTTTGCCTGTTGTTCTGTTTAAGCGCATAGTTATACACTTTTTTACACCTATTTAATTGTTTGCATGAATACGCACGTTTACCACTTCCCAGCGTCTCATTGCAATAAAGTTCAATAAAGGGACAGTTCTCACAAAAATCGGGCAACTCATTAAGAATATCTATCATTTTGCACCTCTCATATCTACTTCGCTTACAGAAAGAATACTTACTGCAAAGAATTTCTTTTTGAGTTTTTCACTTGCAATTATTCTAGCCTTTCTTTCTGTATTTGCATTTACTGTAATTGTTTCAATGTGACTTGCATCCCAATCTACTTCTGCATTAATTATCCACTGTTTCATTCTTCATCCTCTTTCATATTTGCACCACAGTAAGGGCAGAAATTCGACCTCATAAATATTATCCTATCGGCACATTCTAAAGTTGGTGGCAAACAACCACATCTTGAACATTCCAAATATGTACCTTCCCGAGATTTAACTTCCCGTTCTACCCACTCTCCTTTTTTTCTTTCAGGGACAGATAAAGCCTTTGTAGCCGCATAAAGTGCTTCGGCTGTTTTTAATGAAATGTTACAACCATTTTCAGGATATCGCCCATATTTGACTATTTCTGATAAGTACTCTTTTGCTGCTTCTCTCGTCATTCGTTATCCTCACTTTTCAATGTCAGATTTCTTGACATAAACCCTAACTGCTCTAATTCTGCTTTTAGTTCTGCTCTTCTTTTCTCTGGATCGGTATCACTCTTCGATTTCTGTCTTACAGCATTGGTACTAGCATCATTGTTTTCATTTCCTGTCTGCTCATCTTCATACTGTCCAATGTAACGACCTTTAGGTGTAAACTGCTGTCCACAGCAAGTACAACGCTCTGTAAAGCATTCTTTCATATCGGATTCATACCAATCACTGCAATATAATATATGACCACAAGTAGGACAGTTTACAACGTAACAGCCCCATGTATCATAGTGTCCTCGTGGTTGTTTAGGAATACCTTTTTCTAATTCTTGAATAGCCATATCAAGTGCTTCGTTCCAAACAGGGTCATATATTTCGCTGAACGGTTCTCCCTCTTTTAAACGATTTATCGCTTCTTGTATTGTCATTTATTCACTCCTTGCTTCAAAATCGGCGCATCTACAATCACCCCAGCATCCCTCATGAATCGTGCAATGAGACAACCCCTCAATGTGTAGCCATTTGCAATCATAACAGGCACATTTCGTATTAGTGCCACAGTCAGGACAATTTTCGTCAGCAGCCGCAATGATATAATGATTATCTGTTAATGTATCACATTCTTTAACGACAATGAAACCTGATTTTTCTAGGCTCTTCACAATGGTGTCACCATAGTCTGCCCTTTTACTTACGCTTAATTCTGCTAATTTATTCAACATCTTTTTTATCCTCCTGTGCACTCATAGTGTTTAGTCAATGAATCTGTTTATTGTAAGAAATAACTTCTTCTAAAGTCCTTGGTGTAAAGTCCAGAATGTCCGCTCCAACATTATAAGCATTCTTTATTGTCTTCATCACCTTGTAAGAATCATTCTCGAAACTATTATGAATGTGCCCATAAAGATGGATTGTGTCACGGAAAAAGCCATTCCATTCTACTATAGGATAATGAAAAAGTATTATCCTTGTTCCGCCATCACGAATCTCTTTATATGCACCAACCCATTCACAAAGAGAACGCATTGCTGGAGTTACATTATCATGATTTCCTACAATAAGAAACTTCTTCCCGTTTAATCTCTTTAAATAATCTTCTCCCGAACTCTTAAAATTAAAGTCTCCTAAAATATAAACCTCATCATTATCTTTTACTACTGAATTCCAGTTCTTAATTATTGCCTCATCCATTTCTTCGACATTACTAAAAGGTCTATTACAAAGTCGTATAATATTTTCATGACCAAAATGTAGGTCGCTTATATAATATTTCATAATTTTTATTTCTTCCTCTCTTCATTATTCTTCTTTAAGACACTCACGTCTCCACTTAAGTATTAAGTGTTTAAGTCCATCTGCATAAAGACATTTACCAGCCCTTGCAGCCTCTTGCTCGATCCACTCCACAGGAATTGCTTCTATGACCTCGGCGTTATGAATCTCTTCATTACTTACCATAATTCTATTATAACGGGGAAAATATGCTCTCTTTAACTTATTTGAATCGATTAATCTCATGCTTGTCTCCTTTTTATTCTTAGGCATACGATCAATTTCCTACCGTTAAGATTTTTATTTCTTTTCTATCTTTACCATTAGATACTAAAGTCTTGCCTGATATTCTTCTGGCATAATCTTTCAGAGCCTCTTCAAAGGTTGCCCCTCTGCCGTATTCACCTATTAAAAAACAGTCATCTTTTGTGTATGAAAAGTTTTCAAAGCACAATCCTATTTGATCCTTGGGCAGACTCCAAATCTTTATGTTATCGATGTTTAACATATCATTTAATAGTTTCATTTTATACCTCCATAGATTTCTTAAAGGTTTTAAACGATTCGGCTATTGACTTTTTAGTATCCTTTGTTCCTTGCTCATAGCCTAACTTGTATGCGTTCTGAATTGCATCAGTCTCGGTTAAGAGGTTAATAAGTTCATTTAATTGTTCCATTGAAAACATTAAACTCATATGTGTCGTCGTATTATCACAATGGAATTCTCTATAATCACTTAAGGCTTTTAATAGACTTTGACGTGTCCTCATATGTAAATCAAACATTATTTTGTCCATATTATTTTCCTCTCATATCTGATCCGCAGTTAGAGCAAAAGTTGGGTGTGCGTCCCTCAGGGAGAACATAGCCTTTCCCAACAACGTAGACACCATTTATTCCTATTTCATTATTGCAATTTGAGCAATGGCATCTACATCTATCGTCATACCCAAAGCATCCACAAAAACCATCAAATATCCATTCACCCTTGTTTTCTACGGATGGTATCTCTTTTACACGTCTATATATGTCATCCAAAGTATGTGGGTCAAAACTGTTGGCAAAATCCACATATAAGTGGTCTATCAATTCAAGAACCGCCTGTCTACTGATTAAATCTCCCATTCACTCACCGCCTTTCTCTGCATTATAGGGTTCGGGTAAGGGCATCCATGCTATAACCTCGTCAATATCAGACAAATCACCATACTGGTCTTCCCAATAATTAGATCCCATGTCTTGAATCTCAATAAAGCCTCTCAAACTACAGGTTAATACTTCCTTATATTTTTCAGGCAACCTCTCGGATGTGTGTATCCACCTTGTCTGCTCTCTTAACTGCTTTAACTCTTTCAGCCATTCTGCGAGTTGTCTGTGTTCTTCGGCACACTTGCCCTCTTGACAAGCCACATGGCTTTCATAAGAGTCGCTCATGTCGTATTTACTTGCTTCATATTCACAAAGGTCTGCAACTTCCTCTGCGTGTTTAATTGCTTCTTCAAGTGTCATTCACTCACCTCTTAATCGCTTTGCTCTTAATACTTCCTTGTCAGTTTCTTTAACATCTCGTCCATCACAGCACTTTACACATTGTACTCTCCATTTACCACGGTATCTTTCAAAGAAACCAAATCCTATCGGTATATAACAGCCACATTTATAACAAGTTCCCTCGTATCTATTTCTCATTCACTCACCACCTCATGTCTGCGCCACAATTAGGACAAAAGTTAGGCTTATCATATCCGTGAATTTCACCGCATTTTGAACAGTAAACGGCGACTCTCCCGTCGTCGTCTACGTCGATTTCTTCGTCTGCTATCCACTCGCCCTTGTTCTTGGATAAATCCCTTTTTGCCTGTGCATAGCCATGGTCATAGTAGAACTTCCATTCCTTTAATGAGTCGGATAAAGCCTGTATTGCCATTGTTTTTGCTTCTTGATATTCAGCAATGGAATAACATTCATCACCATATACGGGAATATTGCCGATTATTATTTGTGCCTCTTCATTTGTCATATCATTCATTCCCCAATCTTTCTAAAAATTCCTTTGAACATTCACAAAAATAAACAAGATCATATCGATATGCTTGCTGAGAAAACTTCATATCATAATAAAGATTTAAAAATCTTTCATCACGAGTCTTTGTATATTCCAGCATTAGTAAATCCATCACAGTGTTCCATAATATAATTGGAACATAATTTTCTTTTATAATCTTTTCAGCAGTCATCTGTTACCTCCTCAATAATCTTAGTATATCCATAATCCTCTGGGTGCTCAAGAAATGTTACTTGATAAATGGAAACAATAAGAATACCAAATGTGATTACTACTATAAACGCCTTTGTCCAAGCGTCTTTATCAGTTATATTTCCATTAGCAAATGCTAGCACTAAAAATACTATCGCTAAACCGATAATAATACTTAATCCACAAAAATATCCAATTATTGAAAGGGTTATCATTTATTCATCCTCTCTTTCTCATAAAACATAAC